TCTTTAACATGATCCTGCTCCCACTTTAATTCAAGCGATCTTTTCTTGTGGTAAAGATCCTTGATGTGATTGTATTCCATTAACAATCTCCTCGTAGGTTATATAACGAACATTTTTTTGTAAATGTTTGTCTTCAACGAAAGATATATCTTTTCGTCCTATTTTGTCAAGGATAGCATTTTCAATACCCACTGCCGTATCTAAGGCTTCAATATCGAAATCTGCCTTATGTTGGTAGGCTTTTATTTGAACTCGAAATTTCTTCATCATGGTTCGTCCTTTCTATCAAAAAGAAATGGCCCCGTAAAGGGGCCATCTCAAATAAAAAATGTTTAATAAGAACTACTTATTAAGCACCCTCAGAAGCAAAGATACCTCTAAAATCAGACACACCGAAAGAGTATCTCTCTCTAGCTTTGTATCTAACGTTACCAGTATCAAAGTCACCTTCCATTTTAGTGGAGATAGGTGATCTTACAAAGTACTTCATACCGTTTGGTACATCTGTAATGATGTAAAACGCATTTGGATCTGTTAGGTAGTTATTCACTACGTAACCTTGAGGAATCATCCCCATAGATTTAAGTGCATTGATATCATTGTCAGCTGTTCCAACTCTATTTGAAGACTTCATAAGTCTCTCCGCTGTAAATTGAAGCTCAGAAGGAATAATCATTTTCATTCCTTTAGCAGCAATTTTTAAACCGCGTTCATCAGTAAAAGCAGCAATATCAATAATAGATTGCTCTAATGAAGTTTCGTTTAAGTCAGCTTGAGTTGCTAGAGTGTTTGCAACAGTTCCAGCAATTGTTGGGTGGGCTGTACTAAATAAAGAAACTCCGTCACCAGAATCAAAGTTATTTGTAGCAGGTAAACCTTGAATTAATGGATTGACAGCTTTTACTTGTTTAGTATTTGCCATTGATCGTGCCAACGCTTTTGTGTATCTAGACGCAAGTCTGTCATACAAGTTATCCTCAATCGCTTCTTCAGTGATTGCGAATGCTAAAGCAACTGTTTCATGAGTGTATCTAGCTGTGTATGTTTCTTGAGCATTGTCAAAAGTAACACCAGAACCCTCAGGTTTAACTTGTGCATTAGCGAAACCAGATAACATAACTTCTTCTTCAAACGCTCTGTCTGAAGATTCTGTCATATAGATAGCTTCGTGTTGGTTTTCGTATTGTTTGTACTCCAAGCCGAACAGGGCGTTCAAACCTGGCTCTAGTTCTTTAACTAGTTGTGATCGTGATATAGCCATAATTATATACCTGCCGTTTGTTTGTAGAAGTGTTCTACGATTTCCACAACAAAATTTGTATTAGCAGAAGCTAATGCATTGTTGCTTGGATCTTTAGAAACTCCAATTATTCTCAATTGAGCTGTAGTAGAGACTACACTAGAGTCATCTAATTCAACTTTTGAGACGAAGTTAGGTGAAGCACCTGCAGTATACGCGATATCATAATTCATGAATACGTCAGTTTGTAGTGATGCACCTGTGTTGTTAGATTGTATTTCAAACCTCTCATATGGATCATCGGATACGAATCCAACAATATCAGTAGCTGCATTAGCTGCGGCTAGATGATTTGCCCATACGGGCTTGTTACTCGGGTCAGTATAAAGAACCCCGTTAAGTGATCCTAGTAATACATCTCCTGCTGCAGCCACACCAATAGTTCCAGTGTTAATTGCTTTAACTGGATCTCCTTGGTAGATAGCTGTTGCACTTGCTGCAATACTATATTCACTTAAACCTTGGGCATCTCTATTTTGACCAATTTTTCCAATTGCTCTCAATCCGAAAGCACTGTCTTGGTTTGCCATAGTTTTTTTCCTTGTTTAAGTTGATCGTTGGTCTTAGAAATTATTAAAAAATTATTTCTTGGAACCACCGAAGGTTACACGAGTTTGCCTATCAATATTGATTGGCATACTTGGATGCTGTTCCTTCAGAAGATCGTTATTAACAGCTTCGTCTTGATCTTTGCCCTTTTGAGCATAGTGACTAGCGTACTGTTTTGCGAACTCTTCCGGTATCCTAGCCAGCACTAGGCCGCCAACTCCGATTACTCCCTTGTATTTGCCGTCATCGATTGTCGGAAAATCTGAGTCAGGGTATTCATCAGAACGAACTAATTCATAACCAGATCGTAAACGACCAGCTATATTTTTCGTATCATTGAAACCCATTGACTCCGCTCTTAACCAACGGTGTCGAAATCCTGCCGGCGCAGGGGGTGAATCTAAAGATGATGGTGGAGACCAAACTTTTTTACGAGTTTCTTTAACTCTGGTTTGGCTCGCACGAGAAGCTTCTTTACTTATTTTTTCATTTTCCATATGCCTATACCTCCTTCGTGATGTTTAATTGTTTCGCATATTCTTGCAGTGGCACGCCTAATTTTTTAGCAATTGCTACTTGTGAGGGCGAGAGTCTCACAACTTTGCGACCAATTTTAGCAGTAGATCGTGTTGCCGAAGCAACATTTTGTACTGCTGTATTAATCGAGTTAGTATTAGTACCAAATTTATGGGGGAATTCAACCTTTATTCTTCGGTCTATTTCCTCATAATATTCATCAGATTGAGGATCATAACCCTCTTCTTCGGTTAGTTTTTTGTGTAAACCAAATGCCGTATACGTCATAGCTTCATTATTTCCAAACCAAGAATTTTTTCCTGCCCATGTTTGAGCCTTGGGATCTGGGTTAATGGGCTGTGGTGTTTCACGGGGAGTTGCTACAGGTTGTCTTATTTCTGTTTCAACAGGTTTAACATTCCTAACTTTTATCTCAGATAGTCTTGCTTCCTCGTAACTTAATTTAGATATAGCCCTAGTAGCAGCTACTTCTGCTTGAATATCTCCATCTTCTCTTGCTTTAATCAACTTTGCAGTTGCAGCTTCTATAGAAGACGTAATTCTATTTTCCATTTCAGAAACATAACCAGTATCTAATTTGGATAACCTAGAGTTGAGGCTTTCTTTTTCAACAAGAACATTTTTTGCGTATTCAGTTGCAGCTTGTTCTCTGCGTTCTGCTTCACGCATTTTTTTAGTTAGTTTAGCTATTCTTCGTTTAACTCCCTCAGAATAATCTTCTAACTCTTTTTTCTTGCCTTCTTCACCTTCTGTTTTTACTTCTTCTGTTTCGCTAACTTGAATATCAAGCTGCTCATCAGGTTTCTTAGATGAGTCATTGGACTCATTAGTGTTTGTATTATTTGTTTCATCGCTTACTCCATTATCCGTTGATTGATTATCTAATTCGACATCTACCTCTGGTCCTGACGTATCAATATCAACAGTTTTATTTTCTTCTGGCATAGTATGCTCCTATGTTAAAATTGGTGAAAGATATCTTCGGGCTCTTTCACTGTTGCTAAGACTTCGTCATCATTTAGCAAACGTACCTCCCCGCCATCTATCATAATTCTTGATCCGGCATATCTTGCGAATACTACCCAATCCCCTTTCTTGCACCATGGTCCCTCAGGAAACTTATCCTTATCATAACAATGTGGTCCCATAGCTAGAACTAATCCACAAGTCGATGCAACTTGAGATCGTTCAATTAATTCGTCGGTGTATATTATTCCACCTTTAGATTTTGTTTTTGTTTTAAATGGTAATACTAAAAGTCTCCAACCTGTAGGTTGTGGTAACTTAGTGGTTTCTTTTTCTTTAATAGAATTGTGAGAATCTATTTTTTCTTCTTTTTCTTTTTCGTATTTTTCTTCCAAAGCTAACTTAATCTTTGGCACCTCTTGGCTTTTGTCCGAGGTTAATAACGTTTCTTCCTTCTTCATCTTTTTGCTCCTTATTATTTAGCAGGCTAGAGATTTCCTGAGATATATATTGATAGGCATGCGCCTGGCCTAACATGTACTTATATTTTTCCATATTGTCAACACCTCCTGATACTAATGTGTCTCCAATGTTTTGGTAACTTTCTTTAAGTAACTTAAGTATTCTCTGTATGACGATAATATCGTCTGGTTGTTGGGCCATTTAACAATTCCACTTTCTTAGAGACTTATTAATTCTGCTATTGGGGTCTCCCGCCGTCTTAGCAGAGGTACGTTTTGACTTCATACCACTCATTCTAGCACAAAAAGACTTACGTCTATTGGCTGCTTTAGAATCCTTTTTTAACTTAGAAGGCTTGGTAGTTACCGCCATAGATAATTTAGAACCAGGGTTTGCTGCTCTATAAGAGGCTATTCCTTTTCTATTTAAACCACCCGAAGATGCTTTACCTTCCTTTCTAGTCCAAGCTGCTGTTCTAGCCACTGTGTTTAGCACCTTTCATAATTTTACCACTAGGCATTTTATGAGTTTTCTTTTTAGGGAATCCGGCTTTCATATTAGAATATGATTTAGAACTAATAGTAGACTTAGACTTGGGTCTTGATATATTAAGTTTCTTCCTACGGTTAATATTTGCATATAATCCTTCCTTCATTATCTCCATCCTTTTTTAGCTAGTTTTGGTTTTCCTTTTATTAGACCACCCCGAGATTTATCATCTCTATCCACCATCTTAGGTTCTATAAGTAAACCTTCTCCGGAAATAGGATCTCCTTGAATATCTTGTTCTCCTGTACCTTTAACTAATTTAGATCCCATACCTTTCATTCTACTTAAGTTTTTAAATACGCTAGTTTTTTCTTTTCCTTCAAGATTTAAACCCGAAGCCGCACTAAAAGCTTTAGTCCATTTATTTCCTTTTTGTTTAGGAGCAAGTTTTTCTTTATCTGTTAAACCCTCTGATTTAGCTAAGTTAAAGAAATCTTTTCTATTGCCACCAGCTTTGGCTAATGCAATAAATTTATCTCGTTTAGACCCCATTATTTTTTACACTTACATTGTTTAATGAATAGTATTTTACAAACAGTCCACTTAGTTACAACGTACGCTGTTCTTAAAATTTCTTTTCCAAAATCAATAAACTTACTTATTTCTATTTTCATTATTTATCCTTATTTGCTAAAGTTCTCGCAATGGATTCTCCACTACGCCCTACTACATAACCACCGAGTCCAACATTGAGAAGTGTCCACACATCTCCTGGTAATTCGAACGTTATTATAGTTCCTGTAAATAATACTATAACAGGTCCTAGAACATAATTCCAGACCAGTATAAATATTAATACGTACATAAGCAAAGGTCTCCAACTAGCTACGAACCAGTTAGATTTTGCCTCTGCTTCTACGATTGAAGCTGCTGCTTTTAACTCTTCTGTGGATGATAATAATAGTTGAGTATTAAGCTGAGCTTTTAATTTTTCTGCTAGGTCTTTATCCGGTATAGCTTTATCTACTGTAGAAAACAACATTTTTGCTAAAGGCGCAATGATGCTTAATGCAGGGAGCATAGACTAATACCAAGTAGCTGTTTGTTTTCTAGCTTTACCAGTTCCTTTTACTACAACTTTTTGAGATTCGTTGGGTTTAGTCATCTCAATTTCTTTTTCAGTAAAAGAACTCTCTGATTTTTTAGTTTTTTTAGTTTTTTTCATAATTTATTTCCTCTTCTTTGTTATTTTATCTTCAGATAGCACAATTGCAACACTAAAAATCCTGTTTTTTATTTTGGTTAGACATTACTTGCTTAGTAATAGAAGTTGCGGCTCTTAATTCAGCTAAATCTTCATTTTGTTCTAGTTTATTGTCTTGTTGTACCTGGTTCATCATAGTTTTTAGCTTATCTAGGCTAAGTCGTTCTTCATCATCTTTTTTTCTTCTAGCATTTTCTTGTGCTTGAAGATCTAGTTCTCTAGATTTAAGTTGTGCAATCGGATCGTTGGCAAAGTTACCATTAATCTCTTGGTCTTCTTTTTTAAACTCTTCCATCATCTCTGCAATCAATACTGCTTTTCTAGATTCAATCTTCATGGTTAATTGCATCATCATTTGTTGTGTTCTTGGATCTTGTGCCGCTTGAGGATTTTGTCCTATCGCTTGCATCTGCATCATTTCTTGTTGAAACTCCATTTCTACTTGTTCTAATGCCATCAAAGAAATATGCTCAAATATATTTTTCTCTAGGGCACCCATAATGACAGGATTGTTTCTCGCCATATTAGTTGCCATGAAATTTAAATGAGCGGTCATGTGAGCTCTATGATCTTGTCCTTTGAATGCTTGAAATTGTACTCCAGATAAAGAATCAATATGTTCTAATGCTGGATCTTTAGGTTGTGGTTGTACTGGAGCTTTCAAAATTAAATCAATATTTTTCACACCAATCGCTTC